CTTTTCCAGTAATATGAATGTTCCAAATATTGGTTTGCATATCAACATTTCTTTTTTTTTTAAGCCAAGCTCTAACTTAATCTCTCTCATCTTCTTCCGCCGAATCTTCTATCTTCTTTTTTAACTTCTTGTAACCATTTATCACAAATACTGATTATCGTACCTGCATTAGAGTTATCTGCTCTAATATCTAATACATTTACATTATTAGTTTCATTGCAACAATTACATCTAGTAGCATAAATTTTATATCTTGTATTTTTATCCATTTCATTATTTTTTATTATTTTAATCATTTTCCCCTCCAATCTCTCCTACTCTTACCTTAGCCCAGAACTTATCTAATTCAAGTATAACTCTCTCAGCTTCTTCTTCTGTTTTGAAGTAGTTTCCTAAATTGTATAAATCAGTATCTAGCATTCTTTCTTCTTCTTTGGAACAAAATACGAGATTTCTTTGAGAAATAGAATAATAACAATCACCAATTTTAGCTCTCCATCTCTTAGGTATTCCGTATTTTTCATTTATTTTATTTACTTTTTCTAATATATTTTTTAAATCTTCTTTATCAACCAAAAATATTCTGCTATCTTCACTTTCATCTTTACCTTGTATATATAACTTATTATTATCTTTAATATATGCTGGTGCCCAATCACTCTCTACTTTTCTTTCTCCATCATAAAATTCTCCTCTTTTTAATACTTCAAAATTTTGATATTTAATTCTTATTGCTATTTTATCAAAAACTTCTTTAAATTCTATCTCTAATACCTTTTCTTTTTCCATTTTTACTCATCCCCCCAAATTATTCTCAATCCTTGTTGAGAGTTTTTAAGTTCCAAAGTTATTCCTTTTTCTGTTGTAATTAAATAAACAGTTTCTTCTCCTATAACTCTTTTTATTTCTTTGATAATTCCACCTTTATAAAAAGTCCTTGATGCTCCACTAGCTTCTTCTCCAACAGTATATGTTTCGCTATGATATGGCATTTCTACATTTATTTCTATTATCTTTTTCATTTATTCCTCCTAACAAATCTATAAACTTCTAGCTTTTCAGCATATCTCTTAATCTGTGTAAATTCTTCTATTGTTAATTCATCAGCTCTAAAACTTAATATCTTTTTTAGAGCTTTTTTGTAAAAATCATTTAAGTTTTTTTTGATAGCCATAGCCTATGCCTCATATTCTTTTATAAAATCATCCAGGATATCCCTAGCCATTTCATAATTTTCATTAAAAATATTTCTAAAAACACCATCTAATTCAAAAGCATTTTCTATGCTTAAATCTTTTGCTATTTCTGAAATGATTTTACTCCATTCAATACCTAAATATTTTTCCAATTCCTTAGCATCAATAATTTGTATAACTGCATATTTATCATGATTATCTCTTTCTATAACCCATTCCAAATATTTAGCTGCTTTCTTATAATCTTCCAGTTTATTTTTTTTTCTGCTCTTATTAAATATTTAAGAATATTACCAAGACAGAAAGCTACAAAGCCTTTTAATCCCAATACTCTTTTAATTATTTCTATACTTTCAACACCACAACTAAGGTTATAGTGATTTGGGTTGTTTATATTATCTATATTTTTATTTTCCATTGTTAGCCTCCTATTTTTTATACTTTGAACATCTTCTCGATGTCGGCAACATGTTAGACTGTTGAATTTATTATATGTCTATCCATTTTGTTGAGGTCAATAACTCGTTCAACTTTAGATTTTACGACAGTTTCAATTTTGGAAATAGTCGTAAAATCTATGTTTTGCTCTTTTTTATAAAACTCTTATTTCTACTCCTGCTCTAAATTTATCAACTTCAAACCCTTTGAAAACTGGTATTATATTTTGACTATCATCATCTTCTATGTAGTCATAATGCTGCATTAAGTCAAAAACTATTTGTGCAGCATTGATATAATCAAATTTTCTTTTACTACCTCTTATAAAATAAAGTTCTACTTTATAAGGTTTTTCCTTATCTTTTAACATTTTAAAAAATTTATTTTTATTTATTAACCAATCTGCTTTTGAGTTTTTAATATATTTTTCTGTAACTTCTGAATTTATCAACCTTGTTGTTTTCTTCCCAGTTTTTTTATTAGTAATTGTTATTATTCTTTTACTATTTTTAGAACTTGGAGTATTTCCAGCTATAAATATCATTCTTTATTCCTCCCAAAATGATTTACTCTTTGGCTTTCTTTTTGTTTGCCAAGTAAATTTAAACTCTTTTAACATTTCATTAAGCCTATCAGAAATTTTATTAATTCCTTTAAACTTTAAAAATTCAATCATTTCTTCAGCACTTAAATTTGTAGTTATTATCATTGGCTTTTCTGCATTATATCTAACATCAATTAAGCTATTTATTTTTTCTTTTCCCCATTCATCAGATATTTTTTCACTTCCTAAATCATCAATAAACAACATATCAGCCTCTTTAGCTGCATCTAGTAATTGAGTTTCAATTTGAAAATTATCCTTGATGGTTCTTAAGTATCCAGCTAAGTTAAAACTTAATACTGTATAACCATGGTCAGTTAAATAATTACATATACAGTTTGCTAAAAAGGTTTTTCCCGTACCACAACCTCCTCTAAACAATAATCCATCATTTATGTCAAGTACCTTGTCAAAGCCTTTGACATAATTTTTAATTTTTCTATACAGTTCATTTTCTGCCTTATTATCCCCTAAAATTGCATTTTTAAAATTATCTTTTCCAGAATTTCTGCTAGTTATTGATAATTCTTTAAACTTCTCAATTTTAGCTTTTATTCTTGCTTCTTTTTGACAAGGACATTCAACATATTTAGTTCTGCTTTCTGAAAATTCTAATAGAGTAGGTTCTCCACATTTTTCACACTTAGCTAGAACCTTTGGTTTATTATTTTCTCCTGGTGTATTCTCTATAAAATCTTTAACATCTGTATTTTTAGCTATTTCTTCTATTTTTTGAATACTCAATTTATCCTCCTCTCAGGATTTCATCCATAGTTTTTGAGTAGTCTTTTTCTTTTTCCTGGTTCTCTTCTTGATTGAGGGAATAATTATCTCTAAGACAAGCTATAATCCATCCATCACCTTTTTTATTTTTATCAGCATATTCAAAAACCTGTTTTATTCTTTCCAGGTCATTAGAATATTTAATTATATTTTCAATTTTTATCTTCCTGTTTTTTATTAAAAATTTTATCTCCTGTCTTATAATTCCAGCAACATTTTCCTTGTTGTTGTTATTCATGTAGTTATTACTCATGTAGTTATTATTATTGTAGTTATTATTAGCGTATACATTTATGTTACTATTAGAAGTAACATTTTCGTTACTATTAGAAGTAACATTTTCGTTACTATTAGAAGTAACATTTTCGTTACTATTAGAAGTAACATTTTCGTTACTATTAGAAGTAACATTTTCGTTACTATTAGAAGTAACATTATTGTTACTATCAGATATGTCTACCAAATAATAAACATTGCTTCTATTATATCTTCTCTTTTTTTCTATAAGATTTAATTTTTCTAACTCTTTAATAGCATCAGATATAGAGTTTCTTCTTTTTAAATTTAATTCTTCACATAATTCTTCATAAGAATACATTATATAAGTATCTCCCTCTTCATCTATCCAGCCATTTTTTTTAGAAAGCCTAAACCTGTCAGACATTAAAAGATATATATCAAATGCTGTTAAACTTAAACTCCCTTCTCTTCTCATTTTAAAGAGAACTTTGGGAATTTGAAAAAAGCTCTCTTTATTTTTGTTATTTGATTGTTCCAAATCCCCTGCCTCCTGCTGTTAATTACTTATTTTTTCTTATTTCTTCCCATAATTTTTCAGCTTTATATGCCATTATTGCAATAGCAAATAATATCCCAAGAATAATTAATATTCCTATTGCTGAGCCTAGTATAACAAATAATATAAATTCAAGTATTAACATTATTCTAACTTCCTTTCAATTATTTATTATTTTCAAAAAGACCTTGAACCATAGTGTCATCATTTATTTGCTTTTTTGGACTTTTATTATCCTCAGTAGCTTCTTCAATAAACTCACCTGTTTCAGCATTGATAATATCACCATTATTTTCAAGTATTTCAATTTCTTGTACTTCTGTACTCTTATCATCTACAACTTTAAATGATTTTTCATCTTTTGCAGCCATTTCAAGAAATTCAACTGACACTGGTAACCATTTTAATAGCTTTTTAACTACTGTTTTTTGTGCCATTTCTTCAAAATTCTTATTCCATACATCATTTTTATAAGATCCTTTTCTGTATTTTTCTTCATGTTTTACAACTTCATCTTTTGTCATATATTCAAATGCCTTAGCTCCATCTTTTAATATTGCTACTGCATAAAAGCCTTTTATTTCTCCTCTATCGGTAAAATTTGGCTTGTGTACTAATGTTCTTGATAATCCATACTCAATGTTAAAGTCATCATTTTCATATACTGTATAACTGTATATATCAGATAATTGTCCACTTCTTCTTAATAATTCAATTAGTCCTTTATAACCTATTTGAAACTGGCACTCAACTGTGCCAGCTTTCTTATTTTCAAATGGTATTAAATAACATTGTCCTAGTGTTCCTGGTTCTAATCCAAGTTGAGCAGATACCATCAATGCACCCAACAAACTCTCTTGACTACATTTTGCAAGTTTTGGATTTAATCTAATTGTAGTTATGGCTATTCTGACAAATCTATCTGAATTTATATGTTTTGGTAGTGCTGTTGCAAATTGTTTTGCCCCTGCTTGTATTACATCAAATATTGTTTTTTGTTTATTTTCTTTTTTTGTTACTGTTGCTCCATTGTTTGTTGTTAAACTGTTTTTTGCTGTTGTTGTATTCATTATATCTACTCTCCTTATTCTTCTTCATCAAGTATTTTAGCTTCTTCTATTTCTTCTTCTAAAAAAAGTGGCATATTACCATTTGTTTTTATATCTTTCATTCTTTCAAATGCTTTTTCTATACAACTGATTGCTTCTTTTTCTATTTCTTCAATAGTCATATTTTCAAGTTCTAAACCTTTATTTAATAACTTTTCATCAAAAACTTCTGCCCAAATAGCTTCTTCTAAATAATATTCAACACCATTTATTTTTGTTTTTGGTACTTCTTCTTTACAAACAATATTATTAAAAATTATTGTTGTTTCACTCAATTTCTTAAATTCCAATGATAATTTTGTATTTGAAGTTTCAAAAACCAATTTTGGTTTATCTTCTTTGATTTGTTTTTCAATTAATGACCAGCCTAAAACATTGTATTTACTTCTTATAATTTCATCTGTATACCATTTTAAAATATTATCACTTATCATATTCAATTCCTCCTTATTTCACTAATAAATATTTAGAAACTTTCCTGTATTTGTTTGCTAATTCATTGTATTTTTCCATTACTTCAAAATTTTCTTTTGTCATTTTTTCTATATCTGGTGTTTTTCTTTCACTAATATTAAATTTGTATTTACCTGCAACTGCTTTCAATGTTTTTTCTTCTATCATCTTATGTAAAATTTTTTCTCTTAATAGTTTATCTTCATCTTCAATTAGCTTTTTTTGCCTAGCTAATTCTTTTATTCTTATTGCAATTTCCTCAAACTCTGGCAATTCTCTAACTTCATTATTTTCTATTTCCATTGCCTTTTTCTTCAGATGATTCATATATGCGTCACTTCCATCTGGCATTGGAGGAATCTTTTTTAATAAATTTTCTTGATAAAATTCAGTAGCTTTATTTCTAATTAAATTTATATCTTCCTCGCTTCTCTCTATCTTAAATTCCTTATATTGCTGCCCTCCAATTAGTACAGCTATATATGCAAATTTATAACCTGTAAGCATAAGATAATGCTGCACCTGTGCATAATAATACTGAGGTATTACATCATCTTCCCAGTCTTTTTTATTCCAAAGAGATGTGGTTTTTATTTCTAAAACTCCATAATCTCCAGTTTCTTTATCTTTTAAAACACTGTCTAAATTGGCTATGAAGAAATTATCTACAATTGAATATGGTGCTTCATATACAATTAATTCATTATGTTTACTAGCAAACTCTTTTATAACTGTTCCCTCTAACATATGTCCCCAGTGTGTAGCCTCATTTCCTTTAAAAGTACTTCCTTCTGTCTTGTCTATATAGACATCTATAATACTTTTGTATGGATTCACTCCTAAGATAGCTCCTATATCAGAACCACCTATTCTTTTTTCTCTTAGCTTATGCCAGTCATCTTCATTATCATAGTCATATACTTCGCCACAGCTTGATAGAGAAGCTTTTAACTCCTCCTTAGACATTTCTATAATCTCTTGTTTAGAAACGGCTATAAGGTACTCTAAATCTTCTTTATTTAATTGACTATATCCAACTAATCCTAATTTCTTAGCTTCTGCTTTTAATTCTTTTATATTCAATCTTTTTTCTCCTTTCTTATTTCTGCCAACTTAATTTTTAACTTAACAACATTTAATCCTGTCTTAGTTAATTCAGGAACAGAACTGATTAATCTGCACCTATTCAATACTTTTAATTCTTCTCTTGTAACACATAGCAGATTATCAATACTTAAATTGTTTTTATTACCATCTGCAAAGATAATCACAGAGCCTTTTGGAATCTTCTTCTTGTGATGTTGTTCCCATACAACTCTATGTTTCAGAGCCCATCTCTTCAACATACCACCTTCATTGGAAACTTTTATAAGTGTATAACCTTCATCATTAATTCTTTCACTTCCGACAGGTCTCCAATTCTTTGGTTTATTACCTTTTTTGAAAGATGTCTTATTGGCTCCCATATATCCTTTCTTGCCTTTGTTCCAAGGAATAAAACCTTTTCTAAAACATCCAGTAGTTCCTGTTTTTATTTTTTTTCTACCAAGAAGACTACTTAACTTTTTTACTGTCATCTCTAAATCATATTTTTTATTAAATATTTCAACTATTTCTTTATAAGTTTTTCCAGGAGCAATTTCCCTTAGAAAATTTATAATGTCATCTGTGTATTTTTTCATAAGCTAACCCTCTAACATCTTAGGTAGTTTATTATCGGCATTCATCATATCATCTTTAAATTTAGCAGCTCTCAAAGCCAAATCTCCATTACTTATAATTACATTTGCTATCTTTATCATAGATTCGCTTCTGGCTATTTCTTTTTCTAATTCTTCTGGAGTTATATCTTCTTTACTCAATTTATCCATTTGTTCAAATAGCTTTGTATTTAAATCTAATAAAGTATTACTCATTTATTCCTCCTATTTAAATAAGTTTTTTCTTTTTTAATTCAGCATATTCTTCTAATTCTTTTACCAAATCTTCTTCTTTTACCTGAAACATTTTAAAATAATCTCCATTTTTTGAAATATATATCATACATTTTTGTGTTATAAATTGTTGTGGTATAAGTAAAATATTTGGTTTATCTAAAGCTTTACCTTTTTCTCTCTCTAAAAATGCCACAGTTATATCCTGTGTTCCTTTAGCTCTAACCCACCAATTTATATTTTTTTCACTTCTTACTGTTATAGAACTATATTTAACATCAATATTAAGTCCTTTAAAATTAAAGTCAAAAATTGGATTATTTTTTTTCCAGTATTTGTTAGCATCAATAGCTTCAGGAACTAATTTTTGAAAATATTCTTCAGCTTCTCCACCTTTTTTCCCAGCCTCACTCCCATATTTGATTTTATCTTGAATTTTTAAAATTCCGCTTCTTAATAAGATCTTATGTGCAGTCAGTATTGGCAAACCACTTTTTCTAACAGATTCATAAAAATCTCCACATTCCATATATATTTCAATTATTTTTTCCAATATCTGCCACCTCCATAAGATATGTTTTGTTACTTCTTCTAACAAACCAATTTTTTGAAACTCCAAGATGTAATGATAATGTTTGATCTCCATCTATTCTTTGAATTAAATACATTCCAGGACTTGTTTTAGATTCCATGATGTATTTATATTTTGTAGTTTTATACTCTCCACAATACAAAGATTTTAATAAAATAATATCTCCTGGTTTTAATTCAACATTTAATTTATTATCAACAAGTTCTATTTTTTTCATTTTTCTCCTTTTTATCTCCTGCTTCAACAATAATTTCTGTCAATAAGTTACAGAAATATGGTGACTTAAAATAGAAATTATTTGGATATGAACATAATTGATTATAAGTATCTTCTAAAAACTTATTAACATCTATTCCAGATTTTTTTAATTTTGAAAGTTCCATATAAGTTTTTACTAAATTGTCAAATTCTTCTAATCCTGGTGTAGCTTTTAGATAAACTTCTTTTATATTATCCATATATTCTGTATGAGGAGAGTCTATCATTGATACTAATTCTATTTTTGCTCTAAAAAACCATTTGTTTATTATTTCTACTAAGTCCCAATAATTTAAAGAACTTAATCTTATTCTATTAGCTTTAAAAACTAGTTCATAACAAATGATCTCTATTATATTTTCATGTCTAATATCGTATTTTTTCTTCTTAAAATACATTTTTTCTATTTCTAAAACTTTATCTGCAATTTCATTTAAAGAAGTTTTTAAAGTAAAATTATCATTACACTGACTTTTTATAAAACTTGCAACTTCATCATACATTTCATGTGTCTTAGATTTCTTTTTAGCCATTACTCATTTTTCCCCTCCTAACGTTTTCACTTTCTTCTGCTTCTTTCTTTTCTCTGTATAACTTAATAGCCATTTCTTTTTTACTGTAATTTCTCATACCAAGTGTTTTTTCTCTGCTTCTTTTCTTATAAGCAGCATCTGCTTTACTTTTTTCTCTCCAATATTGCTTCTCACAAGTAGCAGAGCAATATTTAACTCTTTTATCTTTTATATCTGTAACATACACTCTTGTCCCACAATGAGCACAAACAAACTCACGAGGGCAATTTATATTTTTATAAAATTGATTAATATTGATTCCCATTTTTTTCACCTCTTGAATTTCCTAATTTTTTAGTGTATAATCCAAGTAAAGTTAAATTACTTGAATACTTTTCTTAAACATCTGATTTGGTTTGGTCGCCTGGTTCAGATGTTTTTTCTTTTTTATAGCTTTTTCCATTTAAGAAGTTTAACCAGTGAGCTTTTATAATGAGATATGCTCCTCTCTCATTCTCTTCATTTTTCTTTTTGTAGATGCATCCAGGAACCTCATCGGCTCTTATCAAAGAGTAGACATCATCTTTATTGAGTTCCCCATCTGACAATGCTACTGCTTCTTCTACACTGATTTTGTAATTCGCCATTATCTATCCTCCTTCAATTATTTAATTTTATTAACTGCTCTATTATGTTCATGCATTCATTTTCTACAAAGGCTAAGTTGTTACAAGGAGCACTATTAAAATGGTTAGTGTCAAAACCTATATAGAAATTGTTATCATCTTCAAATCTTTTTCCACTGTAAGTTAATCCACCATGACATTCAATATTGTTTAATTCATCATAATTTTTATTAAAATAAGGATGTTCCTCTTTTATTTCTACATAACCACAATACCATCTATAAAAACCATCATCTGTATGTGTTATAATAAATGTATGATTTTTAAATATTCCTTTATGTACTAATTTAAGTACTCTCCCTGTATAGTTTGTTTTAATTATTATTTCTTCCATAATTTCCTCCTACATCCAACTTTCTAATCTTTTAAAAGGATAATTGATAACTATCCATATAACTTTAACTACCCACTTAACTTTAAATTTTAAATAGTTAAAAAATGTTACTTTTTTAAATTTCATTGTTAGCCTCCATTCTTTGATATGCTTCCATCACTGCTACTACATCTTTTAATTTAGCAGTAGCAGGAAATGGTATTATCTTTATTAATCTTTTAAATTCTTTGCAATTCATTTTTATACCTCCTTATTTCATACCTTTATATAATTTTTCCAAGTTTACTAATGCTACATACAACTTTGGATGATTACTATTTGCTATTTTTTCTTTTGTTTCTGTGTACCATTGTTTAGCTAATTTCTTATTAGAATAGTGTTCTAAATCTATTCCCAAAAAATCAAGTTGCTGTTTTCCTTCTAATTTAACTAGCCCAAATATGATCCTAGTTTCATTGCTTATAAAATATAAGTCTTCCATATGTCACACTCCTTTTATTACCTCACTTGTGCTATAATTTAATTAAAAATTATTTGTGAGGTGTTTATTGTGTTTAAATTTTTTAAAGAATACTATTTCCCGATTTTTCTTATCTTATTTTGTTTTTCTTTACCCTATTTGCCATATAATCGCTATATCTTATTGATTATTTCACTATCTTTTTTTATTTTTCTTTCTTTTGTAATTAATGAATATTTATCTAGCATAATTCCAGAAATGTTACATAAAATTACTAATTTTTTTAATAAACAAAATCCTTTTTTACTTAATCTTTTATTTGCTTTATCATCTATCATTGTTTGGAACTTTTCTTTATATATTCCAGATAAAATTTTTAATATTTTCACTGCTGCATTGGTTTTTATACCTAATTTCTTATGTAGAAATAATAGAGTAAATGAAGTTTTTAAAATACTCCTTATTTATGCAGCATTACAAATTTTAGAATACTTTAAATTAAATAACCTTATTCCTGGAACAAATAAATATTATTCATTAATATCTAATGTAAATACAGTAAACATTAATACAATTTTTATTAGTATCTTTGAAGCTGTCCTATATACAAAATTTTATTTCTTTTCTTTAAAGATATTGGATGAATGTATAAATACTACTTATAAAGATAAAGAGCATAAAGAAGAAGAACACCCAAACTAATAAAATTGATAATGTATTTTCTTTTAGCTTTTTCCTTACATTCTGAAACATAACCTAAGCTTGTTATAATTATTAAAGTTATAAAAAGTTCTATATCCTCCACCTCCTTATTTTGTGCTATAATCATCTCTAAGAAGGAGGTGATTAATATGTCATTGGAAACTACTATTTTCCAAATTTTAAAAGCAATTGATGTAGCTTTTGAAAACCAAGATTTTAATTATGAAACTACACTTGATTTAAAAAAACTTAAAATTTCCAAGCATCGTTTAGAACTTTTTATAGAAGAATTAGTAGATAAAAATTATATAAAAGGTCTCACAGTTAGACATTCTATAAATGGGAACCCAATTATTTCAATTGGCAATCCTCGCCTTACACTAGATGGTTTAGATTTTTTAGAAAATAACTCTTCTATGAAAAAAGCTTATAAATTTCTAAAAGAAGCTAAAGAATGGATACCTGGTTTATAATTTGAAAGCCATATCTAATTCTAATTTCAATAATGATATTAAAGTTTCAACATCTTCTTTTATTAGTTCTGGATATTTTATTTCAATTTCATCTCTTAAATATCCAGATATTTTTTTTAATTTCTCCATTCTAATTTTTGAACTTCTTACTATTTCAATTTTTTCTTCTCTCTCCATACTCCTCCTTTCTTTTTCTTGATTTTCTCCTAATAAAAAGATATAATTTTATAAATTATTTTTTATTGGGAGGCTTAAATTATGGATTATCTTAGATTGTTAGAAATATCTGCACCATTAATATTTTCATATTTTATGTATTCTAAAACTCTCAAAAATGATGAGAAGAAAAAATGCTTAGAATACAATATTCAATTAATGAATGAAAAACTTGATAATTTATATATTCCTATTTACATATCACATACAACAAATATTCTTACCAGAGAAAAATTTGTTATACTGAAAGTAGATTGTGGAGATATATCTTATTACTTTGAACTTTTTATAATATGGATAAAATTCTTAGTAAAAATATTAAATATCTTTCAAAAAAAATCAAATCATTATTGTATAGAATTTCATGCTTATATGATTAATCGGATTACAGTAGAAATTTCTGAAATTCTAATGCTAGGATTTTAACATCTGATAAAATATATGAACACATTTGGTTATA